TAATAGCATTACCCAATCCATTTTCTAGCCTACCACTTAACGGGTTAGCATCGTCTGCCGTCTTAATGGTTAGTAAACCTTGATATGAATCTTTTAACTGTTTTCCCGTAAGTGTTGCCATAATTTAGTGCTTGTCAAAATACATTGTTGATTGATTCCAAACTTGATTGGAGCGTGAAAGTACACCCCATCTGATATGCGATATATAGGTTAATAATTTCAATCTAGTATATCGATTAGTAAAAATTTAGCCGTTCGTTCTGCGCCTTCATTTGAAGCGCCTTTGAGTCTTACTTTGTTCACGTCTTTGAATACATCCGCAGGAAGTGAATGTTTTCCCGTTGCTACCGATACCGCATACTTATTGCCAAACGTATCGTATATATCAAACCACGTTCCATCCACTTCCGCTTGTATGTCGAAAGATGAGTTGGTGTACGTGCCTTCTAGGATTAAAGAACCCATTTCATAGTCTATGTTTCTGCCTTGTATTTCTACTGCCGATGAAACACTTGCTCCGCTTGCGATTGTTGCCGTTCTGATTTGTGCCATAGTTTTACATTTGTTTACAAATTACGAATTTTCTCTGTCTTTTGAAATTACCCTTATGAAATCTTTAGGAATCCGTTACTGTCTTTATATACCACATTAGGTTCTATTGGCTTAGTGCTTGGTATATTAACTAGCTTCGTAATACCTGCTAATTTATTTTCTTCCCTTGTTAGCCTTGCATACTGCTCGTTACTTGAATCTATATATAACCCATCTAGTCCAAATCGGCTTCTACTGTCTGCACTTCTAAATAATAAATTTGACGTAAGTGTAAATCTAGCATCGTTGCCCGTGTTATTTCCATTTACAACAATTTTTACTTTATAATGCGTATAAGAATAATTAAATGCACTAAAAGTAACCCTAGATAAATCATTTATTGATACGCAATCAGTTCCTAGAAAGTTTGCGACTAGATTTGTAGCAGTTCCAAGAGTACCACCATATATTTGACCTTCAATATAGAAACTTGGGCTAGGGTCAGGTGTTCCCGAACCAGTAAAAGATAGCTTTGCTTCAACATCTACATACAATGAATCGCCTTCGTCTATTGCAAATACGCTAGTTTCGTAAGGCGTTGTTGTTTGTGTTATTATTGTATTTAAACCTGCATTGTGATGCGTTGTTTCTGTTAAAGTATAACCACCACTATTTATATCTATTACAGTTCGAACTTTATTGGCATCGTATAACTCTATTTCTTGACTAGAAGAATCTATTTTTATACCACTTTCCGCACCTGAATCAGTTGTGTCTAAAGTAAACTGTTCAGTTTCTATTTCAAATGTGCCTGCATTCTCGTTAAATGATAAGAAGTTAGTACCATCGCCCACCTTAAACTGTACAGTACCCTGACCTAGCTTCCAATAGTTCTGATTAGTTATTCCATTAGAATCTATTTTTATACCTTGCTCTGCACTACTTAACTTACCGACAGTCATCAATGCCGAACCAGTACCTATGACTATATTCTCATTGGCACTACTTATGTCTAGGTTTGTAGTATCTAAGTTAAATGTATCGGTCTGTATGTCAAACGTAGTACCGTTAAACGATAGGAAGTTTGTACTATCACCTACTTTGAATGTGTTGCTCGTTAATTGCGCAAGCGTGCTAGTTCCATCCTTTAGGAATAATCCACCATCAGTAACTAGAATGTGTTCGGCTGAATTATCGCCTGCAAAGAATCCAAATGTTTCAGAAGTTAAACCCGAATAACCAGTAGAATTACTTGGTCTTGGTCCTAAATCTCCAAAAGCTACTCTAGTATTTGCTTCGTTTTGTAAATCAGAAAACGCATTTATATCTGTCTGCATTCTCATTATTAAGCTATCTTCTGACCTATCTACGTTACGATACATTATAGCCTGCCTATCCGCATCGGTAGTATTACCATAAGCAACAATCAAATCACCCGTAACTAAATCGGTTAGATTCCCCGAAGTGATAGAAACTTCTATATCATTACCTACTACACCAATAACACCACCACGAACCGACTTTACAATAGAACCAGTTCCACCACTTTCTAAGTCGTTATTTATATCGGTTACCTGACAGATAAACAAGTCATTTACCTTGAATGAATTACCTGCCGTACCCGTTACGTTTTCAACCGTGATAGTGTCATTATCTGAATCAACGCTTACTACTCTACCTTGTGCAATACTAAGGATTTCCGAGCCGCCTATCGTGCTAATCTGCTTCGCTATAAACTCAAAGACTCGTAACGCTCCACGTACCCTTAATTCTTGCAGTTCTGCCGAACCATCTGCTTGTATCTGCCAATTAGTTCCCGACCATCCCGTTGCGTAGCCATCATCTTGTAGGTTAGCTTGCGTTGTAAGATTACCTTGTAGGTTCATCGTACTATTAAAGTCTGCCGAACCAGTCAAGGTTAAAGAGCCACCTACGGTTGCACTATTGGTAACAGATAACGTATCAAATATTACACCATCCGTAGTTTGAACATCTTGGTTCATAGCATACAACTCATTATCGCCTTGACCAGTATTCAAGGTAGGAGCATCTAGTGTTCCTAATATGGTAGTATTACCCGACACATCTAAAGTAGTACCAACTGAAACAGATTCAGCTACATCCAATTCATCGGTTATGTATAAGCTACCTGCTAGATTGATTGCACCAGTAAAGTAATAGTCGCTTGTATTCCAAACTTCTTCGGCAGTATTCCATACTAAATCAGCTTGTGCATCTAGTTCATTAGTTCTAACAACGCCCGTTACAGTTAAATCATCATTTATGGTTACTAAATTACTAGCAATATTAACATCTATAACATCAGTTGTTACTGCTTGGTTATTAGCATCACCTGCAAATATCTTTCCTTCATCTAGGTTAGGTACGGCATTAGTACGACCTGCACCCATGATATAGATTTGCCCATCAGTTGCATTAACTCGTATGACCTTGGCAATCTTCTGAAGTAGATTACTTTCACCAGTTGGTGGCGTGTTTACAAGCGTACCACTAGAACCAATAAACAATTCATCGCCTACAGTAAAAGAACTTGTATCTATTCCTATCAACTTACCGTGCGTAACAATATCACCCATAGCATTATTGTTCACATCAGCAGAAAGAACTCCAATAGAAGGCATTGTTCCACTACCATCTGAATCAGCTACCCCTATTGTGAACTGCTGACCTTCGGCAACTTGTCCCGATATATATACTGGTGTTCCTTTTGTTAGTGTGCCACCCGTGTCATTCTTTCCTTGTACGTGAATAGCACCAGTTAAATCACCTATAAAGTCAGCCGTTACTGTGTTAAAAACTACATCATCACCCGTGCCTAGCCCTAGATTATCCCTAGCCGTTGATACGCTTTGTAGGTCAGATAAATTGTTGACTTTTTCTAAATATAGACTAGAAGAACCACTACCACCACCAGTAGAACCCGTACTAGCAGAAGTCGTTACACCTTCACCAGTTGTATTGTAATACGTTGTAAGTGTATCAGTTCCAGTTGTAGGGTCTGCTTCTATTAAGTTAGAAGTCCATTGGTAGCTTTTAGAATCCCAAGAACCACCTAGAAAAAAGAAACTTTTACTGTCATATTGTACAACTTTATCTGGTTCAAACTCCCCATATAAAGTAGCCCGTATGTTTCTTCGTTGTCCACGTTGAAAGTCTAGTATTTCACGTAGAAGGATTTCTTGATGGCTAACACTTGTAGCTTCGCCTATCTGTTTCCAAGCATCTGTTAAATCATTATTAGAATCTTTAAGTGCAGATAAAGAAGCAGTTGCAGGACCATCACCAAAATAGAATGACCCATAATCATATTCTGCATTGAACGTACCAGTTTGTTCTAGTTCGAAATCAATACTTAAACTATTTTCTATGTCATCTTGGAAACTAAGATTAAAAATAATATCCCTAAAATAACTATATACAACACTTGTAACTATAGTCAGCGATGGGATAAAAGTAATCGTAAGCGTTCCATCTGCGGCATCGGGTATTGGGTCAGTAACTATGCTTACTAAGCCACTTTTATATACATGGTTGCCATCTGAATCTGTGGTAGTTGGTCCACTAACTTCAATTGTTATTTCAGTTGAATTTGTTCCCCATGCCGTGCCATTCCAATAATAAGAACCCGATTGTATTCTAATCTGTGCAGAAGGATAAGTGCCTGCAAGGCTACCAGTATCAGCTACCCATAAATTAAATTCTAGGCTTATATTACCAGTACCATCACCTTGCCAGAATTGTGAATAGCTTTCGTTAGTTGTGGTTAGCCAAAGTTCCCTTGGTATCTTTATACCTTGAACAACGCTTTGATGGTCAAACTTAGCCTTGTTTCTTTTAATTCCTGCGAAATAGTTATTGGTAGAACTGCCTAATAAGAAAAGGTCATCACTATCTATTGATTCCCTTAAATTTACATTTGTTAATGGTGAACCTTGTTGTACACCACTAGAATTATATGTAGTGGTAGGAACACTTGAAGTATCATCTAAGGCAGACAACTGGATAAGTTGCCATTCATTGTTTGCTTGCCTAAGAATAAGACCATACGTCTTAAGCATATAGATAAGTGCCTGCTCGTTTGAAATAGGTCTATCTACTTCGCCAGATGTTTTAGCGTATGTTCTTAGTCTTTCTTTTTCGTGGTAAACTTGATTAAGAACGTCATCACTTGCACTTATTTCGCTTTCAGTCCAAGTAGTATAAGTCTTGATATTTAAACCATAGCTTAATGTATCTAGCAAGTCAGCTATGATTACTATAGCTTTTTCTGCACCAGTTGCTAAAGTGTAATCACCACTAAAGAATATATCTTTGGCTTGTAGATTAGCCGACTGATTGCCATAGTTTTCTTCAGTTATAGTAGTTAAGTCTGGAACTAATAAACCAGTCCAAACAACTGAACCATCTTTTTTAAGCTTAATTTGGTAATCGCCTAATTCAGAACTAGCAATACTTTCTAAAATAGTTCGTTGTGCAGAATCTTCAACTCGTATTTGACCACTACAACTAGACTTCTGAATGTTGTTTATCTGTCGAAAGGAAAGTTCTTCGTATTGGCGTTGTATTGATACACCAGTCCATTCAGTACTACTACCAGAATAACCATCTTCTAAAATTTCAAAACGGTAGGTAGTTTCGGTACTGCCTACTATTTTCTTGTCAACGAAATAGTATTTCAGTCCGTATGCCATTTATCTACCTAATTTATAGTTCGCTTCTTCTAGTGTAAGTACTAAGTCAGTTCCTTTGATTCTAAATTCGCCACCTAAGTTAATGTTGCTAGTTCCTGCCGTTTGTACACCCGTACCCATCAACTGATTGTTAGGCACAATAGAACCAGATATGTTAGGCATAAATAATTCTGGACCACGTTCACCAACTATGTAAGGTTGATTACTAAATACTGGACCACCCCGTGCTTTCATCATGCCTTTTAAGCCTTCTACAAGACCCTTACCGAATTGACCCGTAGGCGCACCTAATATTGATAACAAACCTTTTATAATTAATAACTTTGCAAATTGTGCAAGTATTTCTTTCACTGCTTGCTTTGCCGCACTTAGCATTAGGTCTAAAGACTTTTGAAAGCTATTTTTTCTTGCTTCATTAATCTGTGTTTCAGTATCAAGAAGTTCTTGATTTAATAATGCTATTCTTAAACCATATTCTTTTTGACTTATTTCTTGTTCTGCTAAAGATTGATTTAGTGCATCTTTTTGTTTTTGCAGATTTATTTTTCTTAGTTCAAGTTCTTGGGTGTTATATTTTCCTGCATTAAATAAGCTTTGGGTAAAAGCATCTAAAGATGATTCTATTATCGTAGCAGATAAACTACCTAGCTTCATCTTAAGACCTTCTAAAACATCCCCAAACCTATTACTACTTTCAACGGCATTATCCATGCTTTCAGCAGTTTCATCTACTGATTCAGTAGTTTGTTCTGCACCATCTATTAAATCAAATATAGGTTGCATTAAGGCATTAAGCCCATCCTTAACTAAGGACTGCATATTGGTCTTAAGATTATTGACAGAATCACCGAAGCTTACAAAGCCCTGCATTCCCCTATTTTCAATGTCCATGCCTGCCGCTAATGCTTCGCTTCGCATTCTTTCTAATTCATTCCTAGCACCTGCCAAGCCAACTGCAACACCACCCATAGTGGTCATAAACACATTACCAAGCGTGCTACCTGCAATTCGCATTAAATGTTCCATATTAAGGAATGAAAGCAAGAAGTCAGTAACCATGAACTTCATGCCATTAAAAGCAAAATCTGCTCTATCCCGTAATGCTAAAAAGTTATCTGCTATGCTTTGTGCAGTTATACCCACTAAGCTTAGGACTGCTACCACTAATAAAATCTTTAAATTTATTAATGACATAGCTCTTGTCAATACATTTAACGCTATAAGTAGTGGACCACCTGCGCCTATTACTGCCGCTATTACTAATATTTTCTTTTTTACTTCATCGGACATATTAGAAAATGCCGTAGTAAGTGCTTGTATTTTTATAGTGGCATCTTTTACAAGATTTTTTAAGTCAAAAGTTTTTACCAACTCTTCACCCATTACGGCTAAAGCACCAGTAACATTATCACGGAAAGTAGAAAAAACTCCAGATAATGTTTGACTACCTTTTTCCATTCCACCAAAAAACTGACCACCTTCGCTTGTAGCAGTTTTAAAAGCATCCCTTATCATGTCGGCAGAAATAGCGCCCTTAGCCATTTCATCTTTTAATACTGACATACTTTTGCCAGTTTTTTCAGATATGATTTGTAATGGATTAAAACCTTGGTCAATCATCATATTGATTTCCTGACCCATAGCCTTACCATTAGATACTATCCTAGAAAAGGCTAACGTTAGCGTATCTAACTTCTGACCATTGCCCATAGCAACATCACCAAGCATACGTAATGTGTCAGCACTATCATCAGTTGTAAAACCAAATGATAGCATGGTCTTGGTAGCCTTTGCTAGTTGTGCAGTTTCAAAGGGTGTGCTTGCCGCAAATGCTCTAAGGCGTTCAAATACTTTTGCACCTTCTTCGGCTGACCCAGTAAGCACTTCAAAGGATGTTCGTAAATCTTCAAATTCTGCGGCAGTCTTTATAGCCCTGCCACCAAGTAATGTTAGTGGTGCAGTTACACTAACACTTAGTTTTCTACCTAAGCCATTTAAATCTTGGCTAAAACTCTTTAGTTGATACCTTGCTTTATTGATGCCACCAGTAAGCCCAGTAATATTAGCACCAATTTGTACATTCAACTTACCTAGCATTATTTCCCCCTACTTTTTTCGACCATTTCTATTACATCAAAAAGCTTCTTTCTATCTATCTTGGTTGGTTCGCTATTTGATTTTAAGGGAAACATTTTTTCTGGTGTTAATTTTTTTCTTGCCTTTCCTTCTAATCCCGAATACGCAGAAATTAAGAAGGCGTTTATTCGCATGACATTAAAATCATGCTTTCTGTTTTCTGTAAATGCTCTTGCCATTAAGTTGAAGTCATACATAGTTGTACTTCTTAACTCGTCAGGCTTTAACCCCATCTGATAACCTAGTACTAAAAGTTCTTGTAAACTTTCAATCGGTTGCCCAGTTACTTCTGGGCTTTTAGGTTTCCCACCGATTCTTTAACTAAGTCAAACACTTGTGATAATTGAGCAAAGTCCATAGTTCCGATAGATTCGCTAGGCACTTCCTTACCACCCGAAGCAGATAGGGCTTGGATAAATAGCTTGATGTTAGGCACTTTATCTAGTGCTTCATCTAAACCATTTAGTCCTACCCCTGCTTCTTCGGTAAAACGCTCTAATGCGTTAAGGTCAAACCTAAACGAATAACTTATACCATCTATGGTTACTTTTTTAGAACCCTTCATTAAGCCTTAGTAACAGTTGATGCAGTTAAAGCACCTTTGCCAGTAAAAGAACCAGATAAAGTTGCAGTATCTTCATTACCTGCTACAAAACTTACAGAAGCACAAGAAGCTTCGCCAGTATATTTTACATAAGTACCAGAAGGTAAATCGCCTGCTGAATCATTTGGTACAAACTCAACATCAACAGTATTTCTGTTAAGTATATAATTACCTAATTCTTCTACGTTACCAGTTGAAGATACAAAGTTTGCAATCCCATCTACATCAATAGACCAAGATTTTTGCCCTTGTATATGGTCAGCCCATCCTGAAGAATCTTTGGATGAAGCATCTGGTAAATCCATTTCTATATTTAAAGTTGCAGAAGTAGTAGCACCTAAAGTCGCAGGTGTTCCACCATCAACATCAACGTTAAATAAAATTAGTGTTCCGTTTATTGCCGCCATAGTTTTATTATGTTTGATTTAAGTTAAACTTTGTAAAAGATAAAAAATTTGTAGCAATATTGATATAGCACTTATTTTTCTTCTATGATGTGCCTAAATCTTAATTCACGTATGAAATAAGTGTATGTGCTAGTCTTTTCTTTTCTGGATAAGTCCGTTTCAACTACTGAATTTATTACATTGAAATTAGTAAGACTGAATGGTACTGGTCTTGCTCTAATGATTTGTTTTACTTGATTAACTACGTTATTAAGATTCGCACGACTACCATTGTCTAAACTAAACCTATCCACTACACTTAAGGAAAAAGTAACGTCATCCATAAAAGTTGTCTTAGTAGAGTTATCACTTAATGTAGTGTCGTTAAACTGTATATGTGGGTATGTACCATTAGCAGGAACTTCATCATATACGGCAACTGGATTACCAGATAAAGTTACATTGGTATTTAATAGCGTATAATATGCTACTTGTAGTTCTGTTGTACTATCTTTTGCCATCGACTACCCTTTTAAGTTCTTTAAAAATTACTTTTCTTTGTTTTTCATACGCAGGAAATAAATATGGTGTTGCATACATACCACCAGAACCACCACTAGATTTTTTAAACTGTATAGCATAGGCTGAATAATCAACTCCTTCTATTTCAGTTTCTACCCTAGATTTAGTTCCAAATTCTACATAAGGTGCATATTCTAAATTAGTGCCAACTTCCCTACCTAGTTGATGTGTTTTTATTGTTTTAATAGAACTTCTTAAAACACCAGTATCTACCCTATCCCTATTAATTATTGGATATATAGAACTTAGATTTTTTTTGGCGTTACTTTCTATTTTTAAGGCATTACGATTAATAACTCGTTCAACATCCTTAGTCATAGTTTTACTTAACAATGTAAGCTTATTAAGTACACCTTGTAGTTCTGTTCTATTTACTCTAGTATCAATCGACATCTTCTACGGCTATTAGTTCTGTGAAAGAATGTTCTTCGCCTTTATCTTGAGCATATTCAACGTTAAATGTACGCCCATCGTATTGAACCCTTAACAGATAGTCATAGGTAGCTTTACTGTAGCCAAGGCTTACAAAATCATCACGGTATCTTGTAACAATCTTATATTTTACTTTACCTTTTAGCCCACCTACTTCATAAGATTCACTACCAGAAAAAGCATTTACATTACCCCAAACAGTAGCAAGCGTGTTCCATGTTTGGGTGTTACCACCCATTCCATCCGAAGTAAGACTGTAATACTGGATTGTCAGCCTTTGCTTCATTAAACCTACATTCGCTTGTCTGTTTTTTGTTTTCATTCATCAGATTAGTTTAGCGTACTTTTTGAAATGTGATTTAGAACCATTAGGTAGTTCACTTACACCACCTTCTACTAAATCTTGTCTATCTTCGTAGCTAGATAGAACTGCTTTTTTTATACCAAGTGTAATGCCATTAGGTATAGAAGTATAGCCTGCTACATATACTACTTTTAATCGCATTCTCTCAAAAGGATTTTCGTAAGCGTATAGGCTATTAAAAACAAGGGTATCACCTTGTAAGTAAAAATCATCCCCTGCCGTCAATGTAGTTTCAGTGCCTTCGTGATTTATGGTTTTGACAGAACTCACCGACTGAGCAGGGAATAAAGGCAAATCAACTCTTTTACCATAGCTTTCCCATTCAGCAGTTACAGTTTTTTCAATAAGCTGAAAAGAATACGATTCTTCAACTATATCTATAACTTCAGCTACTAAGCTTGCTATCAAACTATCTTCAACACTTGATTCTACTTTCATCCAAGATTTCGCATCTGCCGTGCTAAGTACATCGGTTGAAGCATTTGTGCCAGTTGCTACTGTTGAAACTGTTACAACGCCATTTTGCCCGTAATCTGGTGAAACGATACTACTTCTTAGCATTTAATTCATCCCTTAGTTTAATAGCTTTAGGTTCTGGAATTCTATCTATTATTTGGTTGCCTTTCTTGACATAGTACATGGTCTTGGTATTGTTGTCTTTTTCTATGTGTACTTTGTCAGTTGCATTATATGCTTTTTTATCTTCTTTAGTTTCATACAATAAACCACGTTTAAGCATATCAGCCATTGTAGCATTATCTGCCTTGAAAGGTTGGTCTATTTTGTACGGTTGTTTACCATACCTAAAGTTTTTTCTACATCTATACATAACAATAAAATTAATTAAGAAGGATGGGCAGGAATCGAACCTGCCCAAGTTCCAAACATCCTTGGGGTAATATTAAGAATTACCTGCGTTAGTGATTGCAGTAGTGAAGTTACCAAACGCGCCTGCATTAGGCAAGTAAGTTGGTAGTGCTAAACGACCACTAATTTGTACAGTTACTAAATCTTTAACCACGTTGTCTTGGTCTTGCTCGTAGAAACGAACTTGCATAGACTCACGGTCAAATAAAGTACATAGTTGAGCAAAGTCAGCTACTAGGAAGTCATTAGCATTTCCATCAGTTGCATTAATTGCATTGGTAGCAATAATAGGAACACCACGTACAACTGGTACACGAGTTCCATAAACAACATCATTAGGGAATACATAGTTACCGTTAGCATCCTTTCTACGAATCATGTCATAGAATCGACCTATGGACATCATGATTGCAGATGGTGTGAAGTTACGGTTTTCAACTTGTCTTAGTGCTTCAAGTATTACATCATGCTCGGTTGCATCAGCATCGCCAGTATATTGGTCTAAAGTATAGTCAGTAGAAGTTACTGTCAAGCCATAAGTTGAATCATATAGCAAGTAAGAATCTTCTTCTTTCATGTACTTTTCCATTCCACGTAGTGAAATGTGGCTAGCTAGTCCAGCAGTATCATTCAATGCTTCTTTAGAAACACGGAAGTGTGCCGCAATTTTTTCAACAACGGCATCAGTTGCAGTTAGGTCAAAATCATTTTGTCCAGAAGCATTACCTTCAGCAACAATAGCAGTGTTGTCTGTGAAGTTGCTTTCTTTGATGTAACGGATTTTGTCGCTATTAGTTGTGCCATTTGGTAAGAACTGTCGCACGTGAGTTTTACGCTCAGCATCGTACTTCATACCTGCAACATAGTCAGCAGGAACTACATCACCAGTATAAGCATCAGCTTCAGTTATAACTGCTTTAGTGTCCATAGTAAAGCCAGAAATGTTGCCTGCTTTGAAGGCATTCATTTGCTCTTGAACACTTTTGCTTTCTAGTGATTCTTGAAGAATGTTTTTAACACTAGAAGGCTTGCTACCAGAACCTAATCTGTTAGCAGACTTTTCGATAGCTTCTAATCTATCTTTTTGGCTAGAAATTAATTCTTCGATGTTTTTGATTTCAGACTTGGTAGCTGAATCAGCTTCGCCTGCAAGGCTTACTTGCTCTTGAAGTTTGTCATAACGGGTTTCTAAATCGCTTTTAAGAACATCCATGTGTCCTTTTACCGATTCAAGCCCTTCTGATAAGGTTTTTTCTAAGTCCATTGTTTGAACTCCTTTTCGATTTTTAGTTGATTGTTGAATTGTTTAAATACATTTTCAATCAGTTCGGCTTCATTCTTTAAAGTGGCTTGAACCGGCTTCTTGGTTTGAAGTGAATCTTTAAACGATTGTTCTATGTGTTTAAGTTGTGCTTCTATTAGTCTGAATGTTTCATCAGTATAATCACCAGAATAGAAGGCTTTAGAAAGTTCTTTGTATTTTTCTACTTGGTCCTTAATAGACCCTTTAGCCATGCCACCTATAGCCATTTCATTTGCTCCCCATGTTACTGTAGAGCCTTCCCACATCTTACATTCCTTAACGATGTAAGCATCATCTTCTTGGCTATAATCACGTTGGATAAAGTTTATACCAACTGAATGCTCTTTAAGTATTCCATCACGGTAAAGTTTAAGGACATCCGTTCCTAATTCTGTATCAGAAATCATAGTACGGAAATAAAGACCCTTAGAATCTTCTATCAAGGTCATAGGCTTGCCTAGTACTTGTAATGGGTCATGCTGATAAAGGTGCATGATTCTGTTCTTACCATTAGGACCATTTTCTTGCAGGGTCTTTTCGTATGCACCCTTAAGAATTACATCCCCATCAGAATCTTTAAAGTCAAAGACAGAATAATATCCTTCGACTATTCTTTTTTCTACATCTACGCCTTTAATCGTAGCATTAGTGTCTTTAGTAATCCATGGTAAGTTCATATTTTTACCTTGTCGTTGTTCTTCTAGTTGTAAGTTTGTTTCATGACTACTACAAGCCATGTAAAATGTTTCACCATCCATTGTATGTGTATGCGTTCCACGACATCCTAAAAATTCAGCATATTCTTCAGCTTCTTCTTCTGTTCTCAAGTAAGACACTTGTGGTTCTTTTGTTTCCATTTCTTCGTGATGTGATTTTGAACTCATGGGGTGTGATTCTGGTAATAAGTCTGTGTCATGTTTGCCACTTCTATATCTTCCGTTTCTTAAGGCATATAGAAAAGAATTTACTCTTGCCATAGCCCATTGTTGTGCAGTTGATACAGATGGTCGTACAGATTGTGGATTAGTACGATAAGCACCAATGCCACGGTCATAAACTTTTTTTAACGTTGAAGCAGTTGTTCTTTTAGAATCAACATCACCTACTTCATCATTATGTTCTTTGGCTTTATCACGTAAAGTGTCCATCAAGCCTTTTTCCACGTATTCCATTTCTATACGCTTCTTTTCTTCATCAATTTGTTTTGATTTTCTTATTGCCCAATCTACGCCTTCTGTGCCACCCCAAGCATCCCACATTAAACCACCACATCCATCTTCATAAGGAACATCTTTGTGTTGTCTGTGCCTATTAAAAGAAGCCATACGCTTAACAGTATCTTCGCTCAACGCTTCACCCTTTGCTAACTGATTAGCCCTAGCCCACCCAACTGGTGTGCCACATCCTTTAGGGTTGCCAGATTCTTCACGGTACTTTAAAGCACGTTTGGCGTTGTTAGTTGCGGCTTTGGGATAATCGTTGTAAGTCATACAAAAATGGTTTGGTACAAAAATACAAATTTTTTACACCATTTAACAATTCCGTATCTTACATTGTGTAAACCTTTAATTTTTAAAGTAATGCAAAAACTAATAGATAGAGTGCAAGAACAATTAGATAATAATTGGGCAGTAGATAAAGCTGATATTCAAGCTTTGCTAATGTTTGCTATTTGTTTCTGGAAACAAGTTCATAAATCACATTAGCTAGTTCATCTTGTCTTTTTGAATTTCTTCGCTCACTTATAAAAATAGATTGATTCTTTGAAGATTCGGTTATTTTAAGCCAGAATATCTTATGTGCTAAACAAATAACCCTTACCCCCTTTTTCGCTAATTCTAAGCTAGCCATTATATCAGCCATCTTGTATTCATTCCATGTAAGTGGGTCAAACTTTATTGTATCAGTATGGAAAGCACTAACACCCGTACCTGCTACATGGATTTCATAATCATAAGGAACTGTACGCAAGCAAGGGTAACTGTCATGCCCACTATAGTAGGGTAAATTTAAACCCTTAAGCCTTCTACCATGAAATGTTACCCAAGTATTAGGGTACTTCTTTAAGCCCTTGACAATCGTTTCTACGTAGTCTGGTGGGTAGATAATATCGTCATCGCAAGAAAGATAGATACCCTTACTTATGGGTAGCCAAAAAAACTTAGCATTATCTGTGTAATCTGGACCAGTATAGACTTCTACATTATCGCCTTCTAGTTCTGGTTGGTAATCGTTACCATAAACACGAACCTTATCAACTTGAAATCGTAACGAATCAACTACTTCTTGTAAGCTGTCTTTACGGGCTTCTATCGTTGCTAAGTTGGCTGTAATGACCAATGGTTATAACTTTTTGCTAATTGTACTGACTAATAGTTCTATTTTTTTATCTATCAATATGACCACATCAGTTTTACTAGCTACAAAATAAAGTAATAATATAATACCTATATGGTAATCATAGATGAAGGCATAGATAAAACACAAAAGACCTGCTACTATTCCTAGTTTGTTCATTGGCTTATAAGTGGTTGTTCTTTTCTTAGTTCTGGGTGCATCATGCTTTCATGTTCCCCGTGATAACATAATGATTTTTTAGGTATGTACATAGGAATGCCAAGCTTCCAAAATTTACGGCTTTGACTTTCACCAACACCCGATGAAATCTTTGACCTACCAAATCTACTTGATGTAATAAAATCTTGTTCAAAATTTATTGCTTCTAGTGTTTGTCTATTTGTAAAATAACCACCATCACAATAACTAACTTGAATAGAATCAACACCTTTTACGTTCACTTCTTTGTGTTCTATATAGGTCCAGATTTTAGGTCTGCCATCATTCAAAAGATTATAAGCGTATTTGCCTTTAATTTGTGAATGCAATTTATGAATCGTGTCAAAGTCTATTTGTAAAAAGTCATCTGGCAAGAATAAAAAAAAATCATCATCAGACTGCTTGCATATTTCAAAAGCATATTGCCAGTTAAGAAAGTATTGTTCTTTGCCTTTGTGTTCTAGTCTGTGAAACTCGCACGTACCCACGAAGGGCATAGGGTCAAAATCACTACCATCGTCTATAACTATAGGCTTTTCTGGGCATTGCCCTATTACTTTATTAAGTAATTCTGGTCTATTGTAGCTAAATATTATCGTCATAGGGTTCGTAGATAACAGTACAACGGCAGTTGATTGTATTACTTGGTAAAGCACCTAGTGAAGAATCGCCAGGATATTGCATTTTATCTGTAAACCCTTCAATATTAGGTACTTCAAAAGTTGATTCTAAGTTTACAACCGTTTGACCATCAACTGCTAAATGCGTATCACGTACCCTATCATCTTGAGTTGATAACCATACCTTTCTTGTGGGAACACCTGAAGCTTGTGCGCCTAAAACAGAACCTGCGTTTGAAGCTGACACTAATTCTGTACGTGCTATCAATACCCCCCTTCTATAGCTGAAGTCTGGCATATAGCTTAATTCCTTTGCAAATCTTTGTACGCTTGTTCCTTCTTTTAATGCTACTTCAACTGCTTTACGCACACCCCTTTTAGTTGATTCTGTTACCATTACAATCTTACTGGTAGTATCTGAAGGGTTTAAAACTTCATTCCCTGCAAGCCATTGTGCGATTAAAACATCCCAATCAACACTTACTTCTTTCTTCATTGATTCCTTTAGATTAGCAAGCGTTTCTTGACCAAACACTTTCATCACCCGTGTATATACTTTTTTGTAAGCATCAAGCATAGGTTCTACGGTAATAATGCCTTCTAAATCAATATCTATCTTATCACGTTTTTTTACTTCATCTAAATATTGTTTCAACTGGTTACGAAGCGCCCGATAAAAAATTCTTTCTGCGTATTTTTCAAAAGATTTTATCTTGTTATCGTAAGCCTTCCATGTCATGTACTTTTTATGGGCTTCGATATTTGTTTTAGGTATTGGCATAAATAAAAAACCCTAGACCTTTTCAGAGCCTAGGGTATAGATAACAAAATAAAGGTCATAATCCATTAAGAAGTTCTTGTAATACTTGGCTGAATTTTTCTACATCATCAGCACTAAGCCAACCCATAATAAGTGCAGTTGTAAGACCTATAGCTACAATATTACGGAGCGTAAACGCTTCAAGAAGTTCGCTTTTAGTTTGATTCCACTCTCCTGCAACGATTGCCTTAAGTGCTTTGCCGATGAATTGGTTTGGCAATGGCAAGATGTCGAGTGCGCCGTGCAACACTTGTCCGGCTTTGTTTTTTCCTTCGGCAATTTCTGATATGATACGTACAATTTTTCTGTCTTTTAGTTTTTTCATTTCATCATCTCCGATATAGCATTGAATAAAGCACTTGACCCCAAGCCTGCACCCGTTGCCCAAGCAATAATCTTTTGTTTGAACTTAACCAGTTCAGCTATTTGCTTTTCGTTATTTGTTACTTTTTTTACAAGCCCTTCCTGACCGAACTCGTTACCCAATAAGGCTTCTTTAATATCTTGAATATCTTTAGCAAGTAACTCAATCATAGCCTCTAGGTTATTTACTTTAAATTTTAAATCTTTAAATTCTTGGTCAGTCATAATAGTGCCAAATTACGTTTGATGCTTTATCTTTATCCATATCAACATGAATAAAATTCTTACCAATACCGATACGGTTCAAACCAACAGAAAGTAAGGAATTTATTATTTTATATCTAGTAAGACTATCTTGAGCCTTTAAATCTATTGCCAAGCCTTTTGTGTGGCTACTTGTTCCATCCCTGCCTTGCTCTTGCTCCCAAATTTCCCTTCTAAAGCCCGATGTCGGTATAAATGGTATCTTAGCTATCTGCCTTGCAATATCTAGCTTCTTCATGAATTTTTCATCCATTTCTTCTAGCTTGCAAGGTGGATTGCATTTATCAAAATCTGATTGTGAAAAATATTTAAGACCCGTATTCATTCTTTAACATTTTAATATCATCATCGGTTAGTTCAGTAGTCGCATCGGGTATAAGATTCATTGGTATGTATCTGTTATTATCCCCAACTGGTTGATAGCCCATTTCGATACGCTTTTCATCGGCAGTTAGCCACCAAGCTTTACTTAGCCAGTCAACCTTTTCGCTATTGTCTTTATTCAACGCATCAATAGCTTGTACATCAAAATCTAAATGGTATTTCTTACCAGTTGCTTCATTAAATAACGGAACTAAAGAACGATTCAATTCTGAATAATCCCGTGTAAGTTCTGGGATTACATTATCCATGTACAACTGCTTTCGTGATTGCTCTTTGTTTGCGTTAGTCTTGTTGTCTGGGTCATTCAATAATTCACTAGGGAAATTAAAAACATTACATATATCCCTTTGGGTCATCTTACCTGCTTCAATGATTTCTAAATCAACTGGTGGTATGCCAAACTTTTCAAAGCCTAATTTAACACTAGACACTAGCCAAGATTTATAATTACTTGGTCCTTGCATATCACGTAAGTAGTTTTCTAGCTGACTACGTTGCATTGGTGTCAACTGCTCTAAGTCTGGGTCGGTAGGATAAACCACCCCACTAGCACCACCATTTTTTAAGGCTTTACTTAAAGCCATATCACCATCGTTACCCAATCGTATAGAACGCCTTGCCGCCTTTAGTGGACTCATGCCATAAAGATGTGAACCAACTGAATCATAGTCAGGATTCCAGTACTTCCAATGTACAACAGTTTCAGCAGGTAGCTGATGCCCGTCTTGCCCGTACATATCAATGATGTACCCTTTAATAAGACTTTCATAAGTAGGGTCTGCTACTATCTTTGTAAACTGTGAAGGCATTACCCACATCTCACCAACTGTACCATCACCTAACTGCACATAATGTGTATATGCGTTGCCCGTTATAAGCTGAAAGCCCTTCATGTTTTCATACCATTCGGGATAACCTTGTAATGGATTTGGTCGAGTCATTAACTTATAAAGTGGGTCTTTTTCATCATTCACTTCATCAAATGCTTCGTTCTTAAGTTCAAGAAGGTTGTCAATCGTTGATTGCTTTGCCTTATCACGATTTGTAGAAGCAAGCTTTTTATACTTAAGTGCTTTTGCTTCGTTCTTTACAATTTGAACTACGGGTGGCACGGCTGATGCCGCTTTCGTGATTCCATTAACAACGCTATAGACATCGGGATTTAGTTCATACCCATCTTCTACATAGGCGTTTTGGGTATCATCCAAACTAATGGGCATACCCCTATGAAATCTAAATAACTGTCTGTTTAATTCATTCACCAAGTTGGTGTTGGGTGCTTTTGTCCTAGCAAAAGGTAGAAGGTCAGATAGAGCCATAATTTACTTTTTAAGTTGCAGTTAAATTAACAAATATTTACAACTATTGAAATAACCAAAAAAAACCACTTGACTTTCACACCAAGTGGCATATCTACAGAATGTATGATTCTACTAAATCGTCAATCTTTTGTGTAAATCTTTATACTGATTATCGTACTTCAATCTGTTAGCATGGTCTTGCCTTAAGTGCATAATACTGCTATGGTGCATATTAAACAACCGTGCAAGCTCTATATGACTTAAGTTTACCCAGTTAAAAAATAGTGAACGATAATTAACAAACTTAGGCTTTCTACTTTTCATAAACAAAGTATCATAGCCTATGTTCATCTTATCACAAAATTCTGCAATCAGTCCTAAGTGGTTATCTTCTAGTTCACCAGTAACGCATTGTTCAAATCGTTTAAAGGCATCTAGTGCTAAGGTGTACATTCTTTTTCCTTTATTAGTTGAAGTGAACGTATTAACTGGAAGCTAGCATTTTTAGCCTTACCATTTTTAAAATAATAAATGGGCGTTGTGCCTAGTCCAGTTTTTCTTGCTAAGTCTGGAACGTGCTTATTTTGTAGCCATTCCCATATTTCTTGTTCTTCTTTTTGTGCTTTCATATTAATATCCTTGTTTAGCTTCTATTACTTGTTCTGGGCTTGCAAATTCGCCCATAGGCGCTTGACAGTTAGGGCAAACGACTTCATAGTCGTATTCAGTACCGAAGGCATGGCTAAAGCTATTATCTTCGATTTCTAAATCTTGTATCTCTAGTTCTTCGTCTGAACATTCGCATTTCATTCTTCTACCCATGTGAGTTCTGAACCATACATCTTACGTACTTCGTATCTAATACGGTCCGTGAATCCAATCATGCTTTCCCCTTCTAAACTGAAGTAGGTAAAGTTATGGTAGGCGTGTTGGAATTTTAAATCCATTTCATAGTAAGTAATGGTTTCATCTTTCCAGTCTTTGCATTCTATAGTTCTAAGTTTTCCAGTCATTGTTATCTGTGTTTTGTTATTTATATTTCTGATTCGATAAATTCCAAGCTCCATTTAGTAAAAAGCTTGTCAAGTCTTTTCTTTGTAACCGAAAGCGATTTAGAAGAAAAGATTATTGTGCCATTAAACCAAATTAAAAAATGTTGGGTTCTTGGTTGAAACATAATCCAACCTGCATGAACATCATCTACTTGATGTCTTTCACAAAATGATTCGTTATCAAATTCGAATTCTTGTCCGTTAATTAATTCTTGCTTTGTCATTGTTCTGTAGTTTTAGTGGGCTACCGAAGTAGCCCTTGTTATTGTTTAGTTTAACTCAAGTCTTTGTATCCATCCAGGGTAAGCAACGATGTCTTTATAATAAGTGTTTAAACTTTCACCTTTTTCGTCTGCTACGCGAATAATAGACTTGCTTATATTGTTGAAGGAAACATCTATACCTCTTGCCGAGGCAAAAAATTCTAAACTGTCTTTAGCTTTTTTTAACGAAGAGAAATATTCGTCGTAGGCTCTAGTATTATCTTCTGTGTTTAAATATTCGATTTTATAAATAGTTTTCATTTTTCTGTAGTTTTGTTATCGTTTTTTAATTCATAAGAATGATAAGGGTTTCTACAATACCATCCAAATAAATTTTTAAATTATTTTTTACATATAGTATGTATTGTCCCACTTTATTGCATCAGTTCTGCTATCTGTTAATTTTTTTCTAACTTTTATCTTGGCATATTCTTCTAGCTTACGGGTTTCGCATCGCCAAATGTGTAGCCGTAATGCTTCCATGTCAGTTACAAATTCATTTTCGCTCCAATTATCTTTTTCGTAATGATGATTGTACTTAAACTGCACATATAGTGTTTTGCCACTTTCGCTTTTACGCACAACTCTTATTGCTAAAATATTTTCTGAGCGTTGGTTTGCAGTTCGTTTTTTTGTACAACCCCACCATTCTGCCCTTCTATAAAACTCACTGCAACGCCATCCACTTTCGTGTAATGGTATTTGGTAGCCATCTTCGGTAAAGGCTAAACGCACACCCATATTCACATAATGTTCTTCCAATGTACGTTCTGCATCATGTAATTTACTCCAATCACCGTAACTGTTTTCTGTGTTTGCTATATTTAAATTTTCCATCATTCTGTAGTTTTGTTATCGTTTTTTCAAATATAAACATCTTGACAATACCGTACAAATAAATTTTTAAATTATTTTTTAATAAGGTTAGGAATAGCCCTTTATGGGTATGTAGAGCGTGTTTTTACAGTAAAATTTTTTTTAGGAACGGGTGTTCCTTGTTTTAAATCAAAGAAATATCTAGGGTCTTTTTCTTCATTCGGTCCATGATTGTGTATCTACCTGCATCTATGCCGTGGTTAAAATCATCTATGGGTTTGTTGGTAGGTGAGCCACTTCTATCTTTTGCCCAAGTGTAGCTACTAAATTCTTCTATTAGGTCTTTGCTTTGTGCGTGTATTTTAATCGGGTAGTCTTGTAGCAACTGGATTCCAAACATGACAGAATCTTTACCCTTCTTAGCGGGCTTGACCCATACACCATGGTTTCTTAATTCAGCAATGCTTTTAGGTTCAGCACTATCTGCTACTATTTCATCTGTTATGCCCAGCTCTTTGATTAAACGGCTAATATGTTGGTTGGTAAGTTGCCTTCGGTAAATGTGTTGCTTCCAGTATAAAGCACCACCTGCATAGCGTATTTCGACAAGGGCAGTTGGGTCGTTTGTGTAACCCCAGTCAAGCCCGAAGCATCGCCACTTAAAATTATCTGGAAAGTCGTTTGTAGTTTCAAAGTTAGGAAACACCAAGCCTTCTAGCCTACCTACTTCACCCAGTCCATAGACTTGCCATCTGTATTGGTTAGCCGTACCTGCCTTTATGTTTTCTGTAGTAGGTTCGTAGCTTTCTATTTTCTTCTTAATACTAGATTGTATGAACGCATTATCACGGTAAGTAGAAACAAACCAATCCACGTCATCACGACCATAAAGTTTTTCGTGCGCCCAGAAGCTTGCCGAAGGATTAAAGTCAATGATGGTCTGGTAAGTAGTACGCATACTAATCTGTTCGAAAATACCATAGTCTATGCCGTTTGCTTCGTTGAAAAATGAATGTGTTCTTTTACCACTTCTTGCATCTATTTCGTCATTGTATGAATTAAATTCAATCTTAGAGCCGTTGACAAAAGTAAACACCCTATTGCTTTTATTGTGGTCCTTGAGTTCTTGGGTAAAGAATGGGTCGTTAAAGATAATTGTTTGTGCATCCCGATACGCACCTACCCTTAAATTCGGTATGTCTTGACCAACAACAGTAATGACTAAATCATTTTCTGTTGCCGCCTTCATTATTAACACCTGAAGAATGGCGTAAGTCTTACCAGAAGATGTACCACCTTGATGTACTATGTAGGGTTTAGTACTGTTATACGTTAGTGGATAAAGTTTATTTGCATCAAAACTATGTTTCAACGATTCTAACCGTTACTTCATTTATTTTATCACCATCGGTTGTATGGTCATGGTGTTGCATACTAAGGGATTTTCTCTCATCATCGGTACATATAAGCTTGTATAAAGCTAGTAACCCAGTTGGTGATGTACTTTTATGTAATTTAGAACGTATGCTTATTTTAGTACGTGCTTTATTTTTATCTAATTCTTCTTTTATAGCGTTTGATTCGTCTGATTCCAAAGGAAAATGCCTATAAAAAGTATCTTTACTAATACCTAAATAAGCAAGAACATCAGCCACAAAAAAAAGGTTGTATTCTTTAATTACACCAAGGGCATCTTTATATAAATCTTCAGTCTTATACGCCATAGGGTTCACCGTTTATTTTTATCTCCAACGTATCATCTAGCTTTTTCATTCGGTCAATAATGACTTGGCAGTATTTAGGGTCTAACTCCATTCCGTAGCATTTGCGTTTAAGTTGGTGTGAAGCTACTATTGTTGCACCACTTCCCAAAAAATAATCACATATTAGTTGAGCATTGTTACAAAATTTTTTTATTGACCAATCAATTAAATCAACTGGTTTTTGAGTTGGATGAACACGATTAGTTTTTTCAGAGGCCTTTGTAAATTGTCTTACAACGCTTCTTGCATTACACCAAGCTAATTCACAATCAGTCTGGTCGCTTCCACCATTGTTTTTATCCCATACAATCCAACATTCAGAATCGGGTAAGCAAGATGAATAATAATTAGCACCCCACCATATATGTATCGCATCAGGATATAATGAATGTATCAGATTAAAAGAATCTTTAGCACAATCTGTGTTATCATCGCCTAATATATCTGTTTTATAATTTTTTGATAAAACACCACTTTTTGATACTGCATTCATCCCATAAGGTGGGTCGGTAAATACCATATCAACCTTCTCCCCATTCATCAGCTTCGCCACTTGGTCGGAATCTGTACTATCCCCACAAAGCAAACGATGTTCGCCTATCTCGATTAAATCGCCCAACACTACATCGACTTTTATATCTTCGGGTTCTTCGTAGTTATCCTCCTCTGCCTCGACTTCCTCTGCCTCTATATTCCCAAATAGTTCCTCATCGCTGAATCCCCAATCGGTAAGTTCCTCTACTTCGAAGTAATTAGCTAGGGCATCGTAATCCCAAGCACCCGTGTTTTTATTTAGCCGAATGTTAAGTTCACGTTCTTTATCCCTATCTAGTTCTACTTCTACGCACGGGAATGTTTCCCACCCTATACTTTGCGCAGTCTTTAACCTTTGATGTCCACCCACTATAATATTTTTACGTTCAGGGTGTATGTTTACAATAGCAGGGTCAACTGCTCCAAATCTTTGCAAGCTTGCCTTAAGTTGTTCTGCTTGTTCTTTACTCAACTGCCTAGGATTGTATTCAGCAGGAATAAGTTCATTTATTTTGCGTTCTATTACTTTCATAATTTAAATATACAAAAATTTTATAATCCCCTTAATTCATATTCAGACTTCAAACGCTTAAAGAACGAATTTGCACCACCAGTACTAAATAACCCACCTATTAAATCACCATAATTAAGCATTTCTACTATATCGTAAAGCCTTGATATTTCTACGTTTGTGAACTCTTTTATGGTCCTAGATTTACTTTGATTGTAGGGTAGTTCATTCTTAGGAATAAATTCATCAGCATTTAATTTAAACCAGTCGTTAAAACATCTAGCTAGGGCTGATATATTATTACCATGCCTTTTAGCTACTTCATAAACAACTGCCATCATCCACACCCCGTAGACTGAATCAAATCTAACATGGTCTGGTAATATTGGGTTGTTTACTGTGATTGTTTCATGTAGTCTAATTAGATAATCCTTTAATGCTTTCTTGTCAGTTGGTAGTTCCTTTGTAGCACCTATATCAATATGGAACTGGTAAAGAGTGTTTAAAATGTTCTTATCGTACTCAAATTTCATCTGTAACGAGCGATAATTGTTTACTTCATACTTCGTATTGGCTATTCGTGTTTCCATTAGAATGGGTTTTCAAATTTGTTATCTTTTTGTTTGCTGAATTTTACGTAATTGTTTGCCCATGTGCTAGCTTGAAGTTTCCATCTTTTAATTTTTCTACCGTTCTTTTTCCAATCTAATGATTCGTAATGGTTGATAAAGTTTTCAGCTTCTAGTGTTATATGGGTGCTACCAATCTTATCAGTTTCAGTAAAATATTCTTCTACTTCCGATAGTGTGGGTATTATATTCTTTTCATTCTTTACATTCTTTTCATTCTTATCATTCTTAGTAGTTGTTACTTGTTTGTTGCTTGTCTGTTGCTTGTTTGTTAGTTGTTTGTTGCTCCGTGTGTTGCTATCGGAATCTACGTCTTGGTAAGTATCGTAGTTGCATACATTTACAACAGTGCCACGTCTGTTGCTTTGTCTGTTGATTTCGCCAGTACTTTCTAGCTTCTTAAAAACAGTTCTTAATTGTTGGGTAGTAATACTTAATTCATGTGAGAGAATTTCCAAACTTGTAACAAAAGTACCCCTTTTAATGACATCACCCCTATAACGCTTATCTTTATGATTAGCCTTTAGTAAGCAATGTAGGAATACCCTTGTACAGTTCGGTTCATCGTACCATTCCCATTCTAAAAACTGTCTATGCAGTTTTATCCATCCTTTGCCCATAGCTAGAATGGTAGGTCATCATCTATGTTGTTCATGTCTACTTTAACAGACTCTTCTTTCTGTTCTGCTTTTCCCCCTAGCATTTCAAGTCTATCACAAATGATTTGCGTACTGTATTTAGTAATCCCATCTTTTTCATAGCTTGTAGTTTGAAGAGAGCCTTCTATACCAACCAAAGAACCCTTGGTTAAATATTGTTGGGCTATTTCAGCCGTTTTGCTAAATGCCACTATGTTGTGCCATTCTGTTTTATCTTCACCCTTTACTTTTTTGCTAGTCGCTAAAGACCAGTTGCATACGGGTGTGTTTGTTTGTGTGAATCTGGTTTCTGGATTTGCACCCAGTCTGCCTATTAATATTACTTTGTTCATAATTGTATTACCTTTTCTTTTGCTATTTTTTCTGCTTCTTGTTTATAATACTGTGCTAGTTCCATAACTTCAACCTTATTAAGTTTTATCATGCTCCTAGACAGTTGTTCTAAATAATCTGCCGTTCCTTCACCGTATAGTAAATCTATTTCGATGCCGTGTCGGTACTGTTCACCTGCGTTGTATTTGTTGCAGGATTGACATTGTGCGTGTGCGTTCTGCTCGTGGTATCTTGTTGCCGAAAATCTACGGCTTTGAAAATGACCACAATCCATTTCTTTCCAATGCTTGATAGTGTTGCACGTAATACATTTGCACAACTCATTATGGTTGGCATCACGTAGCCGTACATACTTTGAAAACCAAGCATCGCAAGTAGCTTTGGCACTACTTAAATTTTTGCTTCTATTCAATCCCATTTAAATCTATTGTTTTAAGATGTGGTTCTTTATTTACAACGTCTATTGTTGGCACTATCCAACCCAATGCGTTTTCATTATCTACTTTTGATTTAAGGGTTTTATACTTGCCTTCAAATATAAATCTAAGTAAGTAGCCACGATTAAAAATGTACGCTTTTAGGCTATCTCTATCAATATAAACATAGAAGTCAGCCGTACTTGTAAAAATACCAGACAAAGCCATACGATTGATGTTTAGAAACTCTATATAAAAGTTACCAGTCTTATGTATTAATCTGTCTGTCTTTACTTCGTAAGTATGTTTTTTACCGTAAAGAATACTTGCTATATCGTAGAAGGGAAATTCAGATTCTGGTGCAGGTTGCACATTTAACCCTTTCAGTTGTAAATATCTTTGAAACAGATATTCACCATACTTGCCTTCTTCTAGGTCATCTAAAAATTGTGCCTTACTCATCTTTTACCTTATTAAATGACCGTTTGTATCTTTCTGTTTTACGCCAATCAGTAAGGGCAATAGCTATTGAATACAACGCAATAAAACCAAGTACCTTAGCTAGCAACCCAATACCATCAAGCATTAAGTTTAACAGTTCCATTTTTATAGTTTTGTAGTTTTCTGATTGTCGTGTAAGCAGGGTCGATTGTGTCCATGTTTCTAAATGCCCTAAGTCTTGGCACGGGTATTTGTATAGCAAAGCTTAAATCGTTTAGGTCTTGTGAAGAAAGCCATTTACGAATTTCTTCTAGTTCTTTTTCTGGTGTCATAATTATATTATTTAGCTATTGAGTAAAAATAATCCATGTTGGGTTTAGATACTGCGTACTTCTGCCGTAAAAGGCTAGGACTACCACCACCCTTTACAAACTCTTCTGCCTTATCCCATTCGGGCATACCTTCATTAAGCCAAGGTTTTTTTTCTTCTTTCTTGAAGGCTTTAGATACTTTTGGCTTATTGCCTGCGGCAAGATTCCCGTCATCATCTTCTGCTTCTATGCCTAGTAAACTACCTAGTGTAAACCTTCGATAATACGTTACACAAGCACCAAGCTTTTGTGGGTCTTGTATATCTGGCAAAGAAATAAATGCTTCTACTGAATCACCAGTTTCTATGTCTATGATTCGTGTACCAACTGCACCATTTTCTATGGGCTGAAGTAGTAGTAAATCTTCTGCAATAAGTGCAGGTCGTACTGCCTCTATCAGTTGGTTAATATCAAAATACTTTGACTTGAAGAAAGGGTTCGTTGAATCCTTCTTCATCTTATCCATTGTGCTTGTTACCTTAAATAATTTTTTGTAAATCTTCATTTGATTGTTCCATTTTTATATATCCGTTACCTTGTTTGATTTGTACGGGTTCGATTACTTCGCCCGTATGTTGGTCCACTATTGACACACCGTCTTTGGTTGCTACCTTTATTAATCTTTCGATTCGCTTCTTTTCTGTGTCTGCTTCTTTCCACATTGAACTTTCTTTATAGTCGTAAGAAGTTCTTCCTGCAACATGGGTAATTTTGTACCCATTTACAACTAGGGCTTCTTTCTTATCTAAGTAAGTCAGTTCGTCAATGATTTGACTTTCTATTTGCTTTATAGCGTATTCAATTTCGCTTTTTAACGCACGAAGTGTTACATAGGCATTACTTGCCTTAAGGTTACCTTCTTCTACCTTCTTGATTAAGTTATACGGTTCTTCTATTGGCATAATGTACTAAGTATGTTCCAGTTGTTGTTATCATTACAAGTTGTATAAGTATGTGCTTTAAAGTTTCGCCTTCCACAATAAGGAAGAAAGCGAATATTAGACCGCATATATATGCAAGTATTTTCATTGTCTTATAGGTATTTGTTTTTCGGCTTCGAATAGGTATTCCATAGCTTCGTCTTTGTCATCTTCATAAGCTTCTATAAGCTTAGTAATACTGTTTATTAGATATTTTTCTGGGTCATCGCTAATTAAAGCAGTTGAAACGTATTCTTTGATTATATGTATTTGATGTTCTTTCATTATTTTGTTTGTTTTGTTGTTATATATGACAACATATTTGTTGTTTTGTTGTTATGAAAGGAAGGCTTTGTGCCTTCCCTTCTGTTGTTGGTTGTTAAATTAAGTTTGCTTTTTGTAAATCTCTTACGATTCTTTTTTCGAAGTTATATCCAGCAGTAAAGCTTCTACTACCTTTGCCAGTATTCATTGAATATCTTTTTATGAAACTCACATATTCTTTACCGGTTCCATAGTTTGAAACCTCAAAATAGTAGAAAACATCAGCATATCCAGTACCGTTAGTTGATATGCACACACGTTCTTTGTAATTGTATGGTGTAGACTGAAATTCAACATTGTACTTTTTAAGTGTTGAAAGTTGTTTGAAGGTGTCTTTTGTAATTTTCATTGTTCTGTAGGTTTGTTATCGTTTGTTGAAAGAAATATACAAGTAATAAATAATACTTGTCAAGTTTTTTTTTAATTTATTTTAAATAAAAGTTAAATAGTGGGTAAAATATGCCCTTAGATACCTTTAAACAAAGAAAAAAAATTAGAAACTTTCTACTGGTGTTTCTATTACTTGGCTAATAATGTGTTGGTCTGAGTTTGATTTCTTAAGCTTGAAATCGACAAACCAACCACCAATATCGGTAGGGTTAAAATTCTTTTCAACTGCCCACCCCGACTTACCTGCGCCAATGCCATCTACATAACTACCAGACTGAATGTATTTTATTTTGTCTTTGTAGATTCTGCCATTTGGTGAAACTCGCATTCTAGCAGTCGATGGGTCGTACCACTTTTGATGCGTATGACCACGGACCAAAATATTAGCATCTGGGTATTTCATCGCTTCGATTTGTACATCTAGCATACCCTTAGAACGTTTGGCACTTCCACCAAAGCCATGATGGTAGTGTATCTTACAAATCTGACTGGAACGCTTGTTCCTTAATCGCAAAAACACCCAACCAGAATATGCACCCAACTGGATATTAACACCATGCTCTAAGTTTAATGTCCATACGATTGAGCGAAGTATATCGTGGTTGTGAAATTTGTTTATGGTCTTTTCGTGATTACCATACGATATAAGGGCTATATTCTTTGCGTAAGGCTTTAAAAACTCAATAGTGTATTCAGCTACCAAATCAAGGTAGGTACGCCCGTGCTGAATGAATTGTGGGTCTATATCTTCACGTTGTAAACGTCTATCCCCATACGACCCCATGACATCAAGTAAATCGCCAAAAATAAAGATAAGCCCATCGGCTTCTTTTACTTCGTCAAAGTGTCTTTTAAGTATGTCCCTTTTACACCCAATAGAATCTAAGTGTATATCAGAACAAAAAAGTGTAGGCACTACGTCAGTAGAACGGCATCCATCAAATTCAAATAAATGCACATTTTCGGACAACGCTTCAACGTGCTTTTTCATATAATTTGGTTAGTAAAGGTTTACCAAAATTATTGAATTTAAACTGAAAAGCAAAATTACCAACAAGTTACCTACACACTAGAATTATTCTTCAGTCTTTTCGGCTTCTTCGGCTTGAGCCTTTAAGGTATTTTCATACCCTTGCTTAACATATCTGATTTCATCAAGTTGCATCTGTGTTATTGATTCCTGAGCTTTCAGTTCTTCGATTCTTTCTTCTAATGTCATCTTGTATAATTATGTTTAAGGTTGCCCAAATATAACTACCAAGCCAATCCTTTCAAAGTCGCAGGATTCTTTTTTGCTTCGATTTGTGCCGTTATACTTGATTCAACATCTTCTTCGCCTACTTCAGCTTTTACCCAACCTAGAACGATTTCTTCAGTTAAGTCATCAAAAGCGATGTAATCTTCAGATGATGGGTCAGGGGTAAAAGAGCAAGAACCGTACCGTCTGCCTTGATATGACAAAGCGTCTGCTCCTTCCCCTACTGTTTCGTGATGGGTGCAATCCCAATGTGCCGTTACTACCCCTTTGTCAGAGTCGTTAGTGTATTCTAGTGTGTTAATTTTCCAGTTCATTTTATTAATTTTTGATTTTATGATAAAGTCATTGTTAAAG